CGGTGGCGGTGGTGGCGGCGGCGGGGCTAACGGTGGCGATGGCAGCGTCGGTTATCTTTACATTACATATTGGGATGTTGACTAATGGCAATCTCAGAAGCGTTTAGCGGATCAGCAAGCATTGGGTCTACAGAATATGACCTTCCTAATGCATCTACTACGTTGTCTTCTCAAACAACGGATGGCATTTATCAACTATTTCTTGATTTAAATGCACTTACAGCGACTGAAGAATATAGATTACGTATTTACGAAAAGTGCAGATCAAGTAGCACTCAACGTATTATCCAAGAAGTTATTTTCTCAGGTGCTCAGTCTGAACCTGTTTATGTTGTCCCTGGGCTTCTACTTATGCATGGTTGGACAATTACATTAAAAAAGAATCAAGGCACTGATCGAACGATTGAATGGTCTATCCGACAGGTTTCATAAGACGTGATTAATTGGTCATTACTACTTCAGGGTGGAGCGCAGCTTCTTTATGAGCCAAACCCTACTGGCGTTGTTCTTATTCCAAAAGCGCCGTGGACTTCGCAGCCTAAGTACCCATCAAGGATAAACTGGTCTCACCCGGCGACGGCTCAACTTGTCAGGGCTGGCGCTGCTACATCTAATCGCGATCTTGTAACTAACGCGCTGTTAACCACGTCGAGCATTGAACCGTGGGAAGGCGGGAACTTAGTCGCTCGCGGCGGTACAACTTGGCCGTTCTCTTACGCTACTGGTGATCATTGGACGGTTCCTACTGACGGGAGCCTGACCATTCTTGCTGCATATCCAAAAACCCTACCTATTTCTTTTAACGGATTGGGTTTGTGGCGTTCTAACTCGAACTCTAGAGGGGCGTCCGCCTTTTATATTGAGGGCTTGTCCGTTATTGTCAGAGTAGCAAATGTCAATGTAATGTATTTGACGAGTGGTCCTTTTGTCCCCACAAGAAGGTTATTTTACGTTGCTTTCAGAGTATCATCAGGAACCAGCGGGGAAGCTGCTGTTTTTTGGAATGGGATTAAAGCGGCGACTGTTAATCATACGCAGTCACTGTCCGGCAGCACCGTTTATAACATTGGTGCTCAGTATAACAGCACTGACGCTATCGGTCATCTTGCAGCGTATTGGGTTTGGAACAGGAGCCTTAGTGATGCAGAGCTTGTCGCTCTAACTCAGAACCCTTGGCAACTCTATCAACCCCAGCGTTTTATCTTCCCTGCTCAAACAGCAGGTGTTACTGCTAATAATCTCCTTGCCAATGACCTCCAGAGTAGTTCCAGTGTTTCCACACCCTCCTTGGGTCAGACTCATGGGTTGTTGGCTAATGACCTACAAAGTGCATCTTCTGTTTCTACTCCAACATTAGGTCAAACCCATGTTCTTTTGGCTAATGACCTACAAAGCACTTCCTCGGTATCCACACCAAGTTTAGCTGCTTTTGCCAATGTTGATACTCTATTAGCGGATAACCTAGAAAGCCTCTCTACGCTTTCTACGCCAGCCCTTGGTCAAACTCATGAGATTTTGGCTAATGATCTACAAAGCGCTTCTTCATTATCTACACCTACTGTAGGGCAAGTCCATGTTCTGCTTGCAGATAATCTACAAAGTGCTTCTTCATTATCTACACCTAGCATTAGCCAGACCCATGTTCTTCTAGCAGACAATCTCCAAAGTCTTTCCACACTATCTACTCCGTCTTTGGGAGGCACTCTTCTTAATGCTCTGTTGGCTAATGACCTCCAAAGTGTTTCTACACTGAGTATCCCTGTCCTAAGACAGAAGAAACAGATCAACTACGCAGCAAGTGCAACGGTTGGTTCACTTTCGGCAATAACCTTCTATCACAACAGTGGTAAATGGTATGGTTATTAAAAAAGAGGATTTATGCTTACTAATAGAGAACTACAGAACATTCTTGATCAAATCAACTCCTTGTTTAGTGAGGTAAGAGAAGATCTTGAGAAGCTAAAGAAAGAAGTAGAAGAACTAAAAGAGAAGAAAACAAATGCCAATAAGAAAAGTTAAGGGTGGTTACAAGTGGGGTAGTAAGGGAAAAGTTTATCCGACCCGTGAAGGGGCAGAAAAACAAGCACAAGCAGCTTATGCCTCTGGATATAAAGAAGATAAACCAAAGAAAAAGAAATAATTGATTTTATCTTCAATATATGTTATAATTTGAATATCAACAATCCAATTTAGTTGGGCAATTGTGAACAAAGAAACTGAAGAATACTATAATGATTTCTTTGAACTCTTTAGAACACCTGGGTGGTCTAGGTTAATTGAAGAGTTTCAACAAAATGCGGAGTTAACTAATTCCGTAGAAAACGTAAAAGACTCAAATGATTTGTACTTTAAGAAGGGTCAACTAACCGTCTTGGCGTTGATCCTCAACCTTGAAACGTACATCAATAGAGGTTACGAGAATGCCTCCACTGAGGATGTTTGATTTTCAGTGTAGTGAGGACCACATATTTGAAGCACTTGTGGAAGATCCAAAAGAATCCGTATCGTGCCCAAGATGTTCTTCTCACTCCAAAAGAATTATCAGCCCCATTCGTAGTCTCCTTGATCCCCTTAGTTTCCCTACAGCGGAATCCAAGTGGATTAGGGAACATGAGAAGGCTGGTAGTAAAAACAATGGAAGCCTTTAACGGTAACTTTCATTTTTTAAATAAATCCACAATGGTTAACACCACGGAGTAATAAGTTCAATGAGTAGAGCAATCCTACTTGATGAAGACACAACTGAGCGTCTTGATGATATTGAAGATCAAGAAGTAGATTCACAAACACTACAAGACCCCTCACAGGACACTTTTGTAGAGCAAGAGTTTACTCAAGATCAAGATGATGATGTTCCTGATAAGTACCGAAACAAGTCTATCAAAGACTTGGTACGAATGCACCAAGAGGCTGAAAAACTTCTTGGTCGCCATAGTTCCGAAGTAGGTGAACTTAGGAAGGTTGTTGATCAGTACATTGCGGCACAACTCAACCAAAACCAAAAAGTAAATACGGAACAACAGCAGCAGCAAGAGGAAGAAGAAGTAGATTTCTTTGTTGACCCTGTAAGGGCAACTCAACAACAAATTGAAAATCATCCTAGCATCCGGCAAGCAAAGGAGTACACGGAGCAGGCTCGTAGAGCAGCTTCTTTGACTCTTGTCAAGAACAAGCATCCTGACATGGAAGAGATTCTCAAAGATCCTTCCTTTGCTGAATGGATTCAAGCAAGCAAGATTAGAACTCAAATGCTTATTGTTGCAGATAAACAATATGATGCAGACGTAGCAGATGAGCTTTTTACCTTGTGGAAAGATCGCCAGCAAGTAGTACAGAACACAGCTACGGTGGAGAAAGCAGCACGTAAGGATGCTCTTCGATCCGCCAGCACTGGTAATGTTCGATCCAGCGGCGAGCAAAGTGCTAAGAAGAAGTTCCGTAGGGCTGATATCATTAAACTTATGAACTCCGACCCTTCGCGTTACGAGGCTTTGCAACCAGAGATTATGCGGGCTTATGCTGAAGGGAGGGTTATTTAACAATCATTGAGGTTATTTAGAAAATGGCTGGTGAAACTTCAGGTGCATATTTTACAGCTAATGCTGTAGTTGACAAAACAGCAGCGGCTACTTTTATCCCTGAGATTTGGTCTGATGAGATCATTGCATCTTATCAAAAGAATCTCAAGATGGCTCCTTTGGTCAAGAAGATGACCATGAAGGGTAAGAAGGGTGATCTTATCCACATCCCCAAGCCCGTTCGTGGTACCGCTTCGGCAAAGGCAGAAGCAACGGCAGTAACGATCCAAGCTAACCTTGAGTCTGAACTGACGATCAACATTAATCGTCACTTTGAATACTCACGTCTTATCGAGGACATCGTTGAAGTACAAGCTCTGTCGAGCCTTCGTCGTTTCTACACGGAAGACGCTGGTTACCAGTTGGCACTCAAGGTTGACACGGACCTCTTCAGTGCTTCCACTGGCTTTGGTAACGGCACGCTGACCCTTAGCCCCGCAAACACGGGCGCTAGCTGGGCAAGCAACAACGCAGTGTATTACGTCGACGCATCCACTGGTTTGACTGCTTATGCGGTTGACCAGGTTATTGATACCGACGTATTCACTGATGCAGGCTTCCGTGGTCTGATTAAGAAGTTGGATGATAATGACGTACCGATGGACAACCGTGTGTTCATTGTGCCCCCGGCACTGCGCTCGGCAATCATGGGTATTGACCGTTATGTATCGAGCGACTTTCGGGATGCACGTACCGTACAATCGGGTCTAATTGGGTCTGTTTATGGTATTGACGTGTATGTCTCCTCCAACTGCCCTGTCATTGAAACCGCAGCAGCTAACACTGCTGTAGGTAACAACGTGGATATCCGTGGTGCTCTCCTGTTCCACAAGGAAGCCATTGTCCTTGCGGAGCAAATGGCTGTCCGTTCGCAGACGCAGTACAAGCAGGAATACCTGTCCACCCTGTTCACTGCTGACACGCTCTATGGCGTACAAGTCTATCGCCCAGAGGCTGGCTTTGTTCTTGCAGTTAGTGACCTGTAAGCAAAGCTAACTAAGCAAGGCAGGGAGAAACTCTACACCAAGAGAAGTACCCCTGCCTTCTTTTTAACATTAAGGGCACTAATTCAATGGCTACTGAAGATAGACTCTCCAGGATTGAAACCAAGCTGGACAAACTGACTGAAGCAATTCTCACTATTGCTAGAGTTGAAGAAAAGGTTCTTGCTTCCAATGAAAGAATAGAAAAGATTGAGGATAGACTTGAAAAGCAAGAGGGGTCCATTGGGGAGTTGATCTCTAAAGTGGCTGTAAACTCAAAGCAAGTATCCTTCTTCGAGAGAGCACTCTGGTTTTGTTTGGCTACTATTGCAAGTTTCGCTACTTATTACATTAAGGTAAGCAACTAATGTCCAACTATACAAAATCAACTGATTTCACTGCCAAGGACTCTCTCCCCTCTGGGGATTCACAAAAGGTTATTCGTGGCTCTGAGTTTGATACTGAGTTCTCCGCTATTGCAACGGCAGTAAACTCCAAGGCTGACAAGTCTGGGGATACTATTGTCCTCACCGCAGGGACTGTCTCTGCACCTTCTCTCACCACTGTAGGTGACACCAACACAGGCATCTACTTCCCCGCAGCGGACAAAGTAGCTATTGCTACTGGAGGCACTGAGCGTGCCCAAGTTACCTCTGGTGGTAATTTCCTTTTAGGAACGACTACCGAAGCTGGTACCGATAGGTTAAACGTCGTTAGCAGTATCCGCATTGGTAATGCAAGCACTGAGACAAACGCATTACAACTCACCACGAGTGCTTCATCTGCAACTGTTCAAACCCGATATGGAACGCCACTTATTTTTGGTACTAACGCTACCGAGCGTATGCGCCTTGACTCCTCTGGCAATCTTGGTATTGGGACGACCCCAAGTTACAAGCTAGATGTCAGTGCAACTGGAACAGAAGTAGGAAGGTTTAAGACATCTGGGGCAATTAACGCTTTGTATTTGGAAGACAGTGGAACCACTGCCAACACTCTTTATATAGGGACTGTTGGAAACGATTTTCGAATTGTTACTAGTTCTAATGAACGCCTGCGGCTTGACTCCTCTGGCAACCTTGGCTTGGGTGTAACCCCGAGTGCTTGGAGCGGCATCAAGGGAATACAGATTGGCGACGGCGCATCATTCACCGGAGGTGCCGGGCTCAATAATGCGTTTATTGCTTCCAATGCTTTTTACGATGGCACAAATTGGAAATACATCAACAACAACTATGCTTATTACGAAAGCATAGGTGGTGCCGCTGCTGCTCGCTGGTACACAGCCCCCTCTGGCACCGCAGGTAATACCATTAGTTTCACCCAAGCGATGACGCTGGATGCGAGTGGGAACTTGGGGGTTTCGTCTACAAACACTACTGGTTGGACTTTAAGTCTAGGTCTTTCCGTGGGTACGGGAAAAATTAGATTATCTAACAACGAGAATGACGGCGCTGACACTTGGATATTGAAATATTCCCGAAGCGATGATTCGTATACGGCGGGGATAAAGTCTCCTAGTTATCAATCAGGGGGTGGTATTGCCTTCGTAACTGGCACTACGGCTGGGAATGAAACAGAACGCGTCCGCATCGCAGGTAATGGGAACGTGGGCATTGGGACTAACTCCATTCTTCCCAATATCGGATTAGAACTAAAGAAAGCGGGCGCATATATTGCATTAAATACAACAACTACAGGGTTTTCTTTAATTCGTGGTTATGATAGCGGAACGGAACGGTGGGGTATAGGACAGGCAGGATTTGGAGGAACTGATGGGCTTGCTTTTTACACAAGCGCTTCTATTACAGAACGAGCCCGCATCACAGGTAGTGGTGATTTCTTGGTGGGGACTACGGCCACCACCGGTAGCCAGACAAACACTAAAAATACAGTTGTAGGAAAGATCACGTCTAATAATGGAACGGTTTCAGCAGCAAATAACACAGCAACAACGATCCTGTCTGTATCAGCAGCAGGATCTAGTACCTTTTTGGTAACGGTCACCCTTATTTCCGTTGATGTAGGTTCCTACTACACTGTTTTAGGGCTTCTTCGCTGTGGAGGTAATACGGATAACTACACAAATATCATTACAGCAACAAATCTTACTGTGTCGCTAAATGGATCAGATTTACAGGTTACACAGACAAGCGGGCTCTCTGGTACTGTAACTTGGTCTCTTTTGAGACTTATTTGAACCAAAATCACTCTACACTCGTGTGCCGCACTAGAAAGTAACTAAGAGGATTATTATGACTACACAACATACTTGGACTGTGGCCGAGATGGATGTATACGTTCAACAAGACGGACATAGCGAGGTTGTTTTTAATGTCCACTGGACCTGCTTGGGTCAGAATGAGGAATTTTTTGATAGTGCTTATGGTGTATGTGCTGTGCCTTTGCCAACTTCCTCCTTTACTCCTTACGCCAACTTGACTCAAGATCAAGTGTTGGGTTGGATCTGGATTAACGGGGTAGACAAAGCCGTTACTGAAGCTGCGGTGGAAACACAGATTCAGGCGAAAATCAACCCTGTTGTTGAAACCCCTCCCTTGCCGTGGTCACCATGAGTTTAGATCATCTCAAAGGTGCCTTAAGAAGCAAGACTGTTTGGTGGAATACTTTTTTAGCTCTTTTAGCTTCCTTAGAACTCCTTAGACCTCATTTGACAACCTTGATTGGACTTGAGACTACTGCTACTATTCTCTTGGCAGGTTCTTTGGTAAACCTGTTCTTGAGAGTAGTAACAACAACCCCACTTAAGGATAAATAAATGAGTATTACACTGAGTCTTGCAATTGAAGAGGTTAATGGGATTCTTCAGGTTCTTGGGGATCTCCCTACGAAGTCAGGTGCTTTCCCTCTTATGGTTAAGATTAAGGAACAAGCTGAAGAGCAATTGCCTCCTACTAAAGAAGAGTCAGAAACTCAAGAGTAACAATGCAACTACTTAACCTCGTTCAGTCCATCTTTAAGCCTGCTGTAGAACTCATTGATGAAGTTCACACTAGTCAAGAGGAAAAGCTACAACACAAAGAGAGACTCTTGGTTACTCAAGCAGCAGTCATTGACCAGGTGCTTCAGTACGAGAAGGACTCCTTTGAGTCTAGGGCAAAGATCATTGAAGCAGAGGCTAAGTCAGAACATTGGCTCACAGCTATTTGGAGACCAGTGACCATGCTTACATTCCTTGCTTTGTGTGTTGGAGATAGCCTTGGGCTTCTCTCCAGTCCACTTAGGGATGAAGCATGGTCTCTGCTTCAGTTGGGTCTGGGTGGTTATGTTGTAGGTAGGTCAGCGGAGAAGATAACTAAATCAGTATTGAGCAATAAAGATGGTTCCTAATCTTTCTCTTCCAAACATTAACCTGGCTGCACTGGCAGCACTAACTCAGGGAAACACAGGGATGTTTAACATACCCTCATTAGCCCCTGTAGTGCCTCCTGTAGCCCCTATAGTGCCTCCTGTGGCTCCTGTAGTGCCTCCTGCGCCTGTTGTAGCCCCTGTGGCTACCCCAGTAGCCCCTACAGCCCCTGTAACGCCTGTAGCGCCTCCTGTGGCCCCTGTGGACCTTTCACAGGTTCTTGGCAACCTTAACTTGGAAGCTATTGCAGGTGCTTCAGGAATGTTTGGTGTGCCTGGTGCAACAACCAGTACTATTACTAATCCTTACACTCCTGCTTATGTTGTAAACCCAGACATAAACCTTGCAGGAGCAACGGACATCTTTGGTGGTAGAACCTATGAGTCACCCTTGGCAACCCCTAGTGGTACTCGTGTAGGCTACAGTGAGATGCTTAAACTTAACCAAACACCCGGTTATGTAACCACCAACAGACCTGAGCAGATTGGTGACATGTATCTCCCCTTCAGACCTTCAGGGGAAGGTGCTCAAGTAGCTGATGACATCAAGACGTGGTACGAGTATTACACTGACAACGAAGACTTTAGAAAGTATTTGTCCGCTGATGAACAGACTGAGCTTGCTTGGTTGGACTACAGAAATGACAGGTACACAGAAGAAGCCTTTACAAAAAAGATTAACGATATTCGAGATCAATTCAATCTTCCCAAAAGTGTAGGGTTTAAGGACTTTGAAGCACACTTCTCCTATGGCACCAAGAGGAAGAAGTATTCAGATAATCCGTATGCAGACCTTCAGCAGTACGGTCCTTCCATTGGTGGCTATTGGAACCCTGAGAATGATCCCAGTGAGTTCCAGCAAGCAATGGCTAATCCTGTTGTAAATGCAGCACTCACCACTGCTGGTGCTGTAATAGGCAACATGCTTCTTCCTGGTGTTGGTGGACAAGCATTGGGATCAGCCCTTGCCAGTGGAACCACTACAAAACTATCAGGGGCTGATTGGGAGGACGCACTTAAGGCTGCTGCTATCTCTGGTGGTAGTGCTTATCTTGCTGGTCAGTTGGCAGGACCACAAGCAGCACCTACTTCAGAATTTAACATCCCAGCAATTGATTTTAATGCACCCTCAGTTCCTTTGGGTGGTATTAATACAGATCTTATAACGTCTTCTTTGCTTGCTCCTGCTGGGTCTTCAGCTATAGCCGCACCTGTTCTAAACATAGCAGCACCTACCTTCTTTGAAACAGCCCTTGGTCAAGGATTAGGTAAAGCAGGGCTTGCATTAGCTTCTGGTGGAGACATCAAAGATGCTCTTACAGCAGGTGTCCTTGGTTACACAGGTGCCCCTGGTGGTCTCCTAAGTGGAACTCTTGGGGATACTCTTGGTATTGATCTTGGGACTAGCACCCTTGCTAAAGGCATAGAAGGGCTTAACCTAGCTGATGCACTCAAGTTTGGTGTAAGCCTTCCTGAAGATCAATTGTCTGCTGTAGGAGGACTTCTTGGGGATATGAACCTTGGGACTGTAGGTCAATCAGGTGTTCTTAGTCCTTTGCCGCCTAGTCTTCAGAACATTGTAGAGAATGTACAAGTATCTGACTTGTTGGCAAACATTGGTGGTCCTAGTACGTCCTCCTTGTTTAACATAGCCTCTGATCTAAACTTACCTTCGCTGAACTTGCCTGATTTTAACTTACCTAGTTCAGAATTTAATCTGCCTCCTGTACCTGAATGGCTAAAGAATGCTTATGAAAATGTAGAAGGCGCTGTACAAAACGTTTATGAGACTGTAGAAAAACCAGTGCAGACTGCTTATGAGGCTGTAGAAAAACCAGTGCAGACTGTTTATGAAAATGTAGAAGGTGCTGTACAAGATGCTTACCAGAATGCAGAAGGCTTTATTCAAGAGCTGTTAAAGCCTGTCTCTAATCCTTTAGACGAGCTACAAAAACCAGATCTTAATGTAAACACTCCTAATTTTGATCTTCAAAAGCTATTTGCAGGGCTTCTTGGTACGGGATTATTCGCTTCAAAACAACAACCACAAATAGCATCTCCAACCAAAGAATATACTCCATTCATGGCTACCATAGATTACAACCCAAAAATACAACAACTAACACGGATTGCGGCTTCAGATCCTTTGTCTATTCTTTTGCAAGAGTTTTACAACTCAAGAGGTGTAGCATGAACTATCTAACACTAGTAAACAATGTCCTTAGAAGGATAAGGGAAGATGAGATCACTGTGATCAATCAGAATGCTTATGCTGCTTTGATTGGTGACTTTGTAAATGACGCCAAGGTATCAATAGAGGAGGCTTGGGATTGGACTGCTTTAAGAACCAGCCTATCAATAACCACCTCCAATGGTGTAAATGAGTACACTCTTACTGGCTTTGGTGATAACTTCAAGTATATTAAACTTCTTGACACATCAAATAACATTACAGTACCTTATCAAGCTAAAGAGTGGATTGACGTACAAAATAACAGCACAGATACTCCTTTGGAGGGAAAGCCTATTTACTTCAGTTTTAGCCAACTGGACGCCAATGGGGACATGAAGATAATTCTGTATCCCACTCCTGATGCTGCTTATACATTGAGAATGGATGCTGTAGTTAGGCAAGCACCTCTTGCACTAGGAGAAGATGTTATCAAGGTTCCTTGGCTTCCTGTGATGCACCTTGCAGTAGCTTTTGCCGCTAGGGAGCGAGGGGAAACTGGAGGAACTAGCACTGTTGAATACTTTGGTATTGCAGATAAGTATCTAGCTGATGCTATTGCATTGGATGCTTCCTATCATCCTGAAGAAACAATCTTTAGGGTAGTGTAATGTCACAACCACTACAAACAATCAACCTAATGGCTCCTGGCTTTAGAGGGCTAAACACAGAAGACTCAGTTCTCTCCCTTGACCCCTCCTTTGCTACCTATGCAGACAATTGTGTCATTGATAAGTACGGTAGGATCTCTGCAAGGAAGGGCTATTCTGTTGTTACCACTTCAGCAACCCCTTTGGGATCTGACTTTATTCAAGCAATCAAACAGTTTAGGGACTCAGGCGGTAACACAGCTATTTTCTCAGTGGGTAACAATAAGATTCTAAAGGGAACTACAACCCTCACCGATGCAACCCCAGGCTCCTATACCATCACAGGGAATGCTTGGAAAATTGTGGACTTCAATGACCACATTTACTTCTTCCAAAGAGGACATGAGCCTTTGGTGTACAGCAATGCTTTGGGTGCTGTCACCAAGATGTCCAGTCACCCTTCTTATTCAGCTACAGTTCCCTATGCACATGAAGTCCTTGCTGCCTACGGTCGTCTATGGATAGCAGACACAAGTTCCAATAAGACTATCATCTATTGGTCTGACTTGCTTAATGGACAAAAGTGGTCTGGTGGTACCAGTGGATCTATTGATATAACTAAGGTATGGCCTGATGGTTATGATGAGATTGTAGCACTAGCAGCACACAACAACCTTTTGATTATCTTTGGTAAGCACAGTATTGTAACTTACCAAGGTGCAGAGGCTCCTTCTACTATGGAGCTTTATGACACTGTAGCTGGTGTTGGTTGTGTTGCAAGGGACTCAGTTCAATACACAGGGACTGATGTTCTCTTCATGAGCTACTCGGGTCTTAAGTCCTTTGGTAGGACTATTCAAGAAAAATCATTACCTTTGAATGATCTTTCAAGGAACATTAAAACTGACATTATTTCTACCATTAAAAATGAAACAGGACAAATAACCTCTTGCTATAGCCAAGAGAATTCTTTTTATCTTGTGTTTTTCCCTTCAAGCAACATTATCTATTGTTTTGATGTCAAAGGAACACTGGAGGATGGCTCTTACAGAGTAACTCGATGGCCCACCAATAAACTAAAGTGTTTTGAGAGACTGGTGGATGGTACTCTTTATATTGGTACATCCTCTGGTATTGCAACGTACTCTGGGTACTCAGATGCGGGTGCAACCTACATCATGAGATACTACAGTCCCAATCTCACCTTTGGTGACCCATCAAAACTAAAATTCCTTAAAAAGATTAAACCTACTATCATTGGTGGTAATTCAACAAATATTTCTTTCAAGTGGGGATATGGATTCGATAGCTCTTTTAAGTCCTACCAAGTTAATCTTCAAAGCTATGGTGCATTTCCTTATTACAATGTAGGTCAGTTTAATATAGATGAATACTCAGGCGGTTCTCAATACGTTGTGCCTAATATAAACACAAACGGTAGTGGTACTAATATCGTGGTGGGTCTTGAAGCTGTTATAACTGATCAAATTTCACTACAAGAATTTAACATATACACCTTGATTGGTAAAACTTATTAACTTGGAGATCTTAGTTTATGGCTGGTTTTGATTTTTCTTCTTTGTGGTCTAATCTTTTTGGTGGCATTAGTAATAACTTAGGTGCCATAGGTCAAGGAGCAGGTCTCCTTGGTGGTGGTGCTTTGTACAATGAAGCCTATCAAAACATTGGTGATGTTGGTCAGAGTGCTTTGGAGAAATCCAATGCTCTTGCTCAACAGGCTCTCAATCAAACACAGTTCAGACCCTTCACAGTAACTACAGGTCTTGGCAATCTTCAGGCAACCCCTGAAGGTGGCTACGGTATGACCCTTAGCCCAGATCAACAGGCGCTTCAGAATCAACTCTTTGGTGGTGCCCAAGGGTTCTATGGACAAGCTACGCAGCCACTACAGCAGCGTACACAGGATGTCTACAACCAACTAAGGGCTATACAAACCCCAGAGGAGCAAAGGCAACAATTGGCTCTTGAGGAGCGCCTGATGGGTCAGGGACGCCTTGGTCTTAATACAGCACAGTACGGTGGTGCTCCTGAACAGTTTGCACTTGCTAAGGCACAGGAAGAAGCAAAGAACCAAGCAGCCTTTGTTGCGATGGAACAAGCAATGAAGGAGCAAATGCAGGCTGCTGAACTTGGTAAGTTGTACCAAACCGGTGGTTATCTCCCCATGAGTTCATTGCTTTCAGCCTACAACCAGGGTCTCCAAGGATCACAGTTGGCTTCTGAGATGCAACGGGGAGGAGCAGGTTTGTTTGGTGAAGCTGCTATGGGTGGTATTAATGCACTCTTGGCAAGCCGTCTTGCACAGGGCAACCTTGCTGGTCAGATTGGTCAGGCACTCCTTGGTGGGACCATGCAGGGCATGTTGAGTCAACAGCAATCCGCAGCAGGTCAAAGTGATCTTGGAGGGGCTTTTGGAGATTTCTTTAAGTGGCTTGGTGGCTTTGGTCAAGATAAAAGCAAGATGCAAGCAGGGTCTGGGACATAAGGAGATAAATAATGGCATCAATCAGTGAATCTTTAATCCAAGGGCTTCTTCAGCCTGCCTTGGTTTTCAGTCTTTTCAAGAACCCCTTGGGATGCTTCTTGGTGGATCACAGGCAAAGAGAGCTGAAGAGGAGAGACAGAAGAGTTTGTTTACCCAAGCACTTGGTGCTGAAAACATGAGTGACTTGCAAGGTATCATTGGACAGACTAGAGATTCTGATGAAGCTGCTCGGCTTGTTCAAGCAGCTCAAGTGGGTGGAACCCTTCGAGCAACACAACAAGCAGCGGACAGAGAAAAAGCCTTTAGGGATATGGTTGCAAGGGAAGGAGCAAGCCTTGGTTCAGAAGGACAAAGACTAGCAGAAGTGGCTCAAACTGAAGAGTATGATACTTTACGAGAAAATTGGGCCAATCTTTATAAGAACTTTAACTCTAACCCTGGGATTCTTAAAACCTATAATGTTCCTACTTCACGATGGGCAGATTTAATTAATCTTCCACCAAAAGATCTTATCTCTCTTTTGAAATCTTCAATGGAGATAGGTGAAGCAACAATTAAAAATTATATAAATCAAGACGGTCAAATAGTAAGTTTAGCTACTAATAAATTAGGCCAGGTAAGAGACGAAAACGATCAATGGATTCCGATTGAACAAACAGGATTGACGATTGCGCCTGATAGGCAACAAACGTTTAATATGAACCAATCTATCAATGATCAGATTGGCCCTCAGATTGCTGCTGATCTAGATGAAAGTAAGAAAGGAGCCACAGCAGCATCTGGAGCATATACTGGCAGCCTTGAAGGGGAAGCTCTTATTCAAGGTTTACCTGATTCCGCCTTTGGTCCAAGTGCAGAGATTAAACTACTTGGTAACGAAGCATTAATTGCTCTTGGTTTCAATAATCCTGAAAGAATAAGAACAGCTTCAGATTTGAGAACTTTCTCGAATAACCGAGCAAGAGCTGCTGTAAAGATTCTAGCTAGTGGTGATCTTGGGAGTGCTCAAAGTCTCACTGATGCTGATAGAGAATTTGCCAAGCAACTGGCAGGTGGTGATATAACGTGGAACAAAGAAGCACTCAAGAAGTTGTTGTACCTTGAAAGAAAAATCGCATTTGCCCGTATTGAGGCGCATAACAATGACCTAAATACGCGTATCGGTAAGGTTGCTCCAAATGTTGTTCCTTTATATACAGTAAAACCACCAGTACCTACCTTCTATGATCAACCTGGGAATTATGTAAAGCAAGGAACCGCCGATGAAGATGGTCTAAGGCCAAGGCAGCGTGTGTACAAGGATATCTTTGGTGTAAGTAGGTATGCAGATGGCACCATTGAACCAAATGACAAACCTTCAAATCGTTAAGAGGCTCTAAAAATGGGAGTAAATTGGGATACGCCTAGCCCCGCTGAAGATAAAAAATCAAGCAGTAAAGGCGGTGTTATTTGGGATGAACCCACCACTCAACAAGTAGCAGAACAACCTCAACCTCAAGGAGCTGTTTCTGAGATTCTTCAAAGGAGAGGTCAGGAGTTCCAAGAGATTGCTCAAAGAGAACTTGGTGGCAAAGGGAAAGAGCAACAGTTTCCTACTGTAGTTGTGCCAGGACTTGAGGGCGCTCCTGGTCCTGGTCAGGATATCCTTTCATTCTTACTTCAAACAGGTGGTAAGACTGGTTTAGGTACTTTATCCGATTTGATTGGTGCCGCAGGATCTGCCATGATCCCTGAGCCAATCAAGGAAGCTGTGACTTCAGGTCTCGGTGCTCTTGCAAACACAGAAGTTGGGGGCAGTCTTCTTCAGGCTCTCCAAGGAGGTGTTGAAGGATATCAAAAGTGGGCTGAAGCTAACCCAACTCTGGCAGCTAACTTGGAAGCAACAACCAATATTGCTACTGCTATCCCAAGCACAGGTGTTTCCGCTATTTCTAAAAATCCTGTTACAAGAGCAATTGAAAACAGTGCTATAGAGAAAAATATAAACTTAGCAAAAGAGATCATTAGACCTAATAGGGATATAAACACAACTATTGCTGAAGAAAGGCTAAGGGACACAAGGGAAGGTGGTTTTCTTGGTAATCTTTCCATAGAGCTAAACAGACAGGAAGAGCGTGCAGCAGAGCTTCTTGGTGAGGTCTATGACAGAGACAAAACATTTGTCACCAATTACAACACTGCTGATACTTTTATTAGAAATAGATCAGAGGAGTTAACCAAGACTATTGATGCTGCAACTACAGCAAATATTTCTCCTGTAGATGTCACAAAAAAAATAGCAACTGACCTTAATACCTTGTATACAGAAAAACCGACATTAAGAAATGCAACCAGTTTGGTTAACAAGATAAAGAATAATTATACGGCCATCCTTGATAAGTATAAGGACTCCAATGGAGAGATTAAACCTTCAGACCTTCTTAAGGTTAGACGGGAGTTTGATAATTGGTGGCAAGAAGAGCTACCCTCAGTAGACTTCTCTAGAACTGGAGGTAATTCAAATCAAGCGGAGCTTGTTGTAGGTTTGTTTAGAAGGGCAACCAATGATGTTATTGATGCGGCAGTCCCTGATGCAAAAGTAAAGGAAGAACTTTATGACTTATCTAGTATGATCAGGGCTAATCAAAACGTACAGACAAAAGCTACTGTTGAAGCATCAAAAGCAATTGAAAGAACGTTTAATAAACTTGGGTTGAGCCAGCCATCAACAGTTGCTTCAAATGCTGCTACTTTGGGTATAGGAGCAACAGGTATTATTGCCATTACAAAGGGGTTAACGTCTTTGAGTGGGTTAGAGGCTGCTCTTGGTGGCGCAGGTCTTGCTGCGGGTACTCTAGCCTTGGGTGCTGCATACAAAATACTTAGAAAGCCAGAAACAAGAAGAACCTTTGTTAAACTTGTAGAGGCATTGGACAAGAAAAAATCATTTGCAGCGAGTGCTTCTTTGATTGAAAGTGTCAATGGTCTTTATACAAGCCTCGGGGAAGAACCTTTGTTCCCAGAACAACAGAAAGAACAGCAATGATCAAAAAGTCAGACCTCAAATGTAACCAACCAAAGAGAACCCCAGGTCACCCTAAGAAGTCTCATGTTGTCAAAGCATGTGAGGGTGGTAAGGAGAAGGTCATTCGATTTGGTGAGCAAGGAGCAAAGACAGCAGGCAAACCTAAGAAGGGTGAGTCTAAGGAGATGACACAAAAGAGAAAGAGCTTTAAGGCACGACACGGAAAGAACATTGCAAAGGGTAAAAGTTCAGCAGCCTATTGGGCTGATAAGGTGAAATGGTAATGCCAGGTCTTTACGAGAACATTCATAAGAAACGTGCTAGGATTGAAGCAGGTAGTGGTGAGCGAATGAGGAAGAAGGGTTCCAAAGGAGCACCCACGGAAGAAGCCTTTGAGAAGGCAGCTAAGACAAGAAAGAAGAGGAGCAAAAAGTAATGTTCAAAGTGTGCAAAGGGTGCCCTAGTCCAGCTAAGTGTAAGAAGGCAGGGAAGTGCTTTAAGAAGGCTACTCAGGAGAAGGTGAAAGGTTACAAATAGTCGGCACTTATTGATAACTGACGAAAGAATGTAACACAAAAACAAGGGGGGCACTAAAGCCCCCTTTGTCTATTTTAGCCCAAAACACCCCAGTAAAAATGCGGCTTCCAAGGCACTATGCCAGGGGGGTCGCTACTACCCTACAGACCCCCCTTATGTCACTTTTACAGTGGATCTTTGATAAACTCTATCTCACAGGCATTACCCACACAGGCTAGAGTTTGCGCCCCTTCGGTATTGTCGGACATCTCTTGGATGTTCCAATCAATCTCTTTGGGCATTGTCTCTACACCAACCAAGTAAACCTCCTCAGTGATCTCCTCATAGGGAGCCTGTTGGTAGGTGTGCTCTGAGAAGGGCAGGAAGCTAATTCCTGATACTTCATCAAAGTTGTTGTAGATCCATTGTCCTACCTCCAGGAACTCACTGTCCTTGTAGTACACCGTCTGTGACACCTTGTGTTCACACCAATAGTTCTGGTACAGACTGTTCAGCTTCAACTGATCCATAGCGGACTGCTTAGAAGCCATTACAGAGCCCTCTGGAGCCTTTTGGTAGAAGGTGAATACCTTGGTAGTGGGTGAGGTCACATCAGTCTCCACAGGCACCCCAGCGGCTTCCAGAGTGGCACACAGGGGGTCTCTGGAGTCTGCTCTTACCCGACGTATGTAATAAGGACTATAACGACCATGAATACCACTGGAGGAATTAACCAACTGGGATACTGTACCGGAAGGCTTAACGCAAGTAATAGCTGTGCTTTGATTGACTCCCAGCTTGGCAGCCCATTCTTTATTAGTTTCAATTGCAATCTCCTTCATGGCAGTAAGCCATTTTCCAAGATCCTTAGAATTGGGATTACCCAACAACCAGTGATCCATGATACCAGTCAAGGACACTCCAAGCAAACACTCTTCCTTGGTGTTAGCAGCCCAGACATTCCGTAGGTAACGGAAGTCAGTCAAGGTGGACTGAAGGGTTCCAAGGATTGTAGCTACACGCACCTTGCTCTTTAGATCCTCCAAGGTGTCATTAGGTCTAACCACAACCTCACTCAGGTTACAGAACTGGTTAGGACGTAGAATGATCTCAGAGCAAGGATTAGTACCAAACTCAAAGTTAGTTTCCCTACGACCATTCCTGGCTGCCTGCTTCTGAGAGGCTACCCTTGAGAAGATCCCTCGTTCACCACTACGGGATTCATACAGTGCAGACCACTCAGACAGGAATTGATCGAACTCAGGCTTCTCTGTGTAGCAAGCACTGTTGTTTGACAAACCACGCTGGGGCTGGTCTACCCACCACTGACCATGCTTTGCACGCCGTAGGCGATCATCACTCAGGTTACTCAGGCTAATCAGGGCTGACCTACGGACTCCACCAACGACAACAATTTGGGCAATCTTGCAGCAGAGGTCATGGCATTCAAGGCTTGTAAGTTTTCTTCCAGCCCCTCCCTTAAAGAGGTCAACTGAGAACCTGAATAGGTTGACAAGAGGTTCTGGACCGGAAGCCCTACCTCCGAAAGTTCTAAGAGGGGCCCCAGCAGGACGCACTCGACTAATGTCCCACTTGGGTACTTGACCTGAATAGAGCAACGATACAAGTTCTCGGAAGGCTTTTGCCCAACCAATCTTTGAATCCGATACGTGAATGATGGTGTCTGTGTCATAGAAGTCTTCTGCTACTTCAGGCAACTTAGCAATGTATTGTCTTTCAACACTAAACCCCACACCAGTTCCACACATGAGAATGTACATCATCTCATCAAAGGCTCTGGGGCTGTCTACGGCAATGTAACTACAATTGAACCCTGCTACGTTGTCTCGATCCAGTGCTTCCCCTGCTGTCATCAGTGCCCGCATGGAGGGCATGACTTGCATATCATAGATGGAAGTCCAAAGCAAGGTTTCTGTTTCTTCATCAATCAAGCCTTTCTCAACCCAATAGTGGGTGTACCGAGAGACAGTTTCTCCCCAGTGTTCCCTTCGGTTCTCATTAGGTAGATATCTGGCGTACCTAGATTTATGAATGTACTGTTGGTATAGATCCATCAAAGGTCCTCCTCTTCCTGTGTCCCCATAGCCATTGCAAATTGAATGTTGAACTTATGTGCCTCAAGGGCACCAAGGACTTCTATTGGGCTAAGTACGGGGTAACAGACAGTGTGTAGTTCCCCTTGATATTCAATGAAGGCTAAAAAAGAGTCAGGGACTTTATCTTTGATTGAGATTTTATCAAAGATCTCCTGAACGGTCTTTTCAACTTCTTCCTCTTTGTCCTTCTTACCAAAGCCACCTTGAATGACGTGCATTAGCGATCACCTCTACCTTGAATAGTTCCATCTTCCAGGCGCTTCTTAAGTTTCTCTACATTAGCTTTAGCTACTTTCTCAAAGTCAATTTGCATATCATCCAAGATCATGGCAAGGTTCCAAAGGACATCACCTGCTTCACTAATGACCTTTGCACGGTCTACACTGACGGCATCACCCCTCAGAATGGGCTTGATGAACAGGTCAGCTAGCTCCGCTGCTTCCACCATGAGAGAACAAACGGGATACATTCTGTCTTCATAAAGCGCAGTACGAGAAGCAAGACGTTGATACAGATTAAAGTCAATGTACTTTTCCTCTTTATTTTCCATGCACTATGTACTCCTCAATGAGTTTTTCCAAGTACCATTTAGCCTTCTTAAGATCCTCTAGACCATTCTTGTACTTGTATCTGTGTATATATTTTAACACAGAACCCTCATAATAACTGCATATATTTGCACCCAATTGCTGCCTGATGTACTCAATGGCTTCAATTGATCCTTGGTTATAGTGCTTTGGCTTTGCAACTGCATCCCATTCAGCAGGTGTAGCATTATCAATACTGTTTTTCATAAAGAATGTCTCCCAATCACAGTCTTGCCGACTTCTTTCTCTTCTTCTTTGAAGCATTGTCAACATAAGCAAGGAACTCATCTAGTTGTGATAGTGTAAAGTATCTAAACCCTTCCTTCTCACACCACTTACCCATAGTAATGTCAGAACCTTTACGTACTTTCTTCCTTGGATCAGAGAGAATAAATATCAATTCATTGTACTTATTGATACTGTCCCTAATGGCTTTGTACTTTTGAGTGTCACCAGTCCTAAAGAACCCCTTACACTCCACAATGATCCCACTGTCCGAGTGTACAAAGTCAGGTTTGTATTCCCTATGAACCACATAGGGCAACATGAATGGTTCAAACTTGAATTCCCATCCAGTCACCCCTTGTGCAAAGTCCCTCTCAAGACCACTCCTGTACCCGCTACTGGATCTCGGCATAGGGAATCTCTGGAACCTTGGGTTCATTAACTACCTTGGTGAAGAACTTTGGACCTGTGGAGTACACAAACCCTCGTAGACCCTGCCAGCAGACCTTCTTAAAGTGACAGTAGGAGCAGGTAGCCGTCAGTACCATGTTGCCACTCTTGCCGTCTGGCACAGGCTCTGCACAGGGCTTCTCAGGTGATTCATTCTTGTTCACCACCTGCCACACATGCTTCACTCGATCCTCGATGGAGTAGCTAATCTTCTCGTGTACTGGAGCCTGGGTGTCCTCTTCATCGTACATGAGATAAGTCAGGTGTCCATTCTGCTTGTCCATTGCAAGCCAGCCGTACTTTGTCTCACCCTCAGAGTGAGCATAAGCCTTGATCTGTCCCACATAGGCAAATGGATCATCATAAGCCAGAGATCCATCCTTGAACTTCTTAAAGCCATAGGTACTAGTGGACTTGATGTCAGTCACAATCCCATCAATCTTACAGTCCATAGACCCTTTGACTTCGGCTACCTCACAGGGGTGCTGCTCATGTGTCACCTTATGTCCTGACATCTTAACCAAGAACAGCAGCATCTCCTCGATGATGTGACCATAGAGGAACTTGATGAGGTTCTCTGGGCGGTACTTCTGTCGTGCTTTACTGTGATAGTGATTCCATAAATAACGGTCGTCCCTTCCGATATTTGAGAGCCTCAGCTTGCGTGAATCAAAACTCTTGCTAAGGAACTCCTTACGCATGAGATCCTTGACTGCCTCACCAAAGGCATCAATCTCTTTCTCAACATCAACCCCCTCTGGTGCCCTCTTGGAGAGAACAACAGAGTAAATATCATCTACTAATGTATGAATCATAGAATTGCCCCTACGTTGCTACGATGCTTGACAAAGCGCATCTTTCGTGTTCTAGGGTTAAATACTAGTATCTGAACTCCAAGCATCTCCTGAGCAAAGGTTCTCTTGAAACCCCATTTCAATTCACTCTTCTTGCTCTTGATGTCAAATAGCCAAACCTTGCCATTCTTGATTGCCACAATGTCCACTGGACCTGTTGATCCAGAGTTTTTATAAACCTCAAAGCCATTGTCCCAAAGCCAGGTTACTGCGTAAAACTCAGCTAGATCACCTATTCTGCTTGTGTTTTTGTTCAATGTGTTTCGCTCCAATTGTTTCCAATGTGGTACTCACCAGCCAAAGGACAGTTGAGCTTGAAGTGAAGCCCTGCTGCTTGGATGGATTGTACTGCCAAGATCCCAAAGGATCTGGCTTGCTCTTCCTTGACTTCACTTTGTATTTCATCATGGATGTTACCTACAAACTTAAAGTCAAGACCCCACATATTAGCATACTCATGGAGAATACACAGTGCTTTTTTCATAACAATTGCGCCTGCACTTTGGAGTAGTGTATTTAGTGCAGCATGTTCTGATCGGATATAAACCTTCCTCCCATCAACACCAAATAAAAAACCTCTGTGGCTTTTAATGGACACTTGTTCCTTAAGGGCTGCCAAAGCAGGCACGTTACTTAGAAATTTCTCCTTCAGCCTCTTTCCCTCTCGGGAATCTTTACCCACAATGGACCCTATTTTGGCGTCTCCTGCCCCGTACAGGAAAGCGTAGATAAAGGTTTTTGCTTGGTTCCTGGTCTCCAGTCCTGCTGCTAGTTGGTTCTTTGTGTGTACATCACCCGTCAGGATCTCCTTGGTGTACTCAGGATCATTCATGTAGTGTGCAAGCATTCTCAGCTCAAGCCCACTGGCGTCTACACCCACCAGCTTGTACCCCTTTGGTACCACCCAGCAGGCTCTACAGTCAGTCCCATAGGGCTTCCCATTGGCTGTCACCTGCGCCATGTTGGGGTTGCTGTGTGTCATCCTTCCTGTAACTGCACCATTGGTCCTGACTTCCCCGTGGACTCTACTGTCCTTGTCAGCCAGCTCCACCCAAGACTCCACCATAGCAATTCTTTTCTGTACCATCAGGTACTCTGCTATGAGTTGAGCTTGGGGAATAGAGACACCTTCTAGGACAGTCTCATCCACCTTGGGTTGCCCTGTCTCAGTGAACTCCTTGGGCTTCCATCCAAACCATTGAAGGTATCTTCCAATCTGCTGCCGCGAGCCTAGATTGAATGGTGACCAGCTTATCCTGCTGAATGGTCCTGCCACCTGTTTCCATTGGTCTTCACCAAAGAACTTAAGACCCACTGAGGATAACTCCCCATTGAGTTTGTACTTTGGTGTTACTTCTTTTTCAAAGACAGGTAGAGGTTTGAATACTGAGAGAACAGTATCCTCCAGCTCCATCAGTTTCTGCTTTAGTTCACCAAGGAAGGTGTAGCACTTCTTCTGGTCCAAGAGCCACCCATTGCGGGTTTGCTCTGTGATGATCCATGCTACTTGGTGCTCTAGCTGAATGGACTGTTCAGAGAACCCTTGTAGTTCCTTGAGCAGGCACTCATGCAGCCTCTTGGTCACCTGTACGTCCCTCAGACAATACTCGATCATCTCAGGTGTACATTGTGACCAATCACTATGGTCACCCTTGGGGAACCCTAGAGCCTCACCATAGGAGGCTAGGCTGTGTCCTAGCTCCCTGCTGGGGTTTGCAAGCCTTCCAAGGACCAGGGTATCTACTACCCTAGCTCTATCAAAGGAAACACCCCACAGACGTTCCAGCACGGGCACATCGAAGCCTATGCCATTGTGGAACACCCATGTAGATTCCTTGTGTTGGTTGAAGAAGGTTACAAAGTCATCACGCCTCGTGAATGTCTGATTGTTGACACAGACCACCCATATCTTGTCCGGGGTCAGACTGTTCGCTTCTATGTCCGTGTACAACAGCATTCTTTAGAGCCTCTTTTTCTTTCTTTTTACTTTCCTTGTAGTCTAACCAACTGTTTATTCCCTCCCAGATACCCTCAAGATCTTCTGCCTTGTACCATCTTCCATTAGCTTTGTGCCTTGGTGAGTACATCATATTGTAAGGTGAAACAAACCAGAATGTTCCCCTGTGGCTAAAACATACTTGTCCATTGGAGTAGGGGTAAATATTTGCGAATTTGTTCGTTCATCATGGCGTTCCAAGTTGTTTTTTCAATCTACGAATCTCTGCTTTGAGATTACGATTCTCATAATCTGCGAAACCTGCACGTTCTTGCATTTTTTTCATTTGTGTAGCAAAGTCACGGTCGCTTGGCGTTAAATCTTCATCAGGTGCGATAATAAATTTACCATTTTCCCAATCAAATCCCATAGTTATACTTTTTACATGCACCATGGGACGGGAACCAACAGTAGCATATGGTAGTTTAATCAAAATCATCACCTCTGGATCCTCACGGTAACCATCACGACTATAACGATTCACAATATGACACAACTCACTCAATTTCATCATTTAACTCCGAAATGTTGTTTAATTCTAGTATCTATCCGCTCTGGTCTTCGCTGATCTGTATACAAACCTTCAAAAATACCAGCACACTCCAGCACAATCAACTCGCCAAATTTCAAAACTGCTTCTCGATCCCATTCATCAAGTTTATCCCAACAACCTTGAGAAGTCAAGCCAGAATTGTCAGCCTGGGACATATGTGGACATAGCAAACTCTGCTGTTTGGTTTACAGATCCATCAGAGATTGTGAGAACACCAGGTGTAAGGCAATCATTATATGTTCCAATAACGATGCCAATCTATATCAGCATCTTTAGCAAGTTTGTTTTACCTTTCTCTATAAGAAACATTATTGTGTCAACAACAAGATCAACGTCAACTTCTGGTCTTGTTATCCTGTACTGACCTACTCTCTTAGCCATGTCAGAATGGAACCTCATAGTTCTGTTCAGCACTGTCCTCAGTGATCTCCACCAGTCTACCTGTGTCTCGATCATAGAACAGTTTACAGGCTACACCCGTGAGACCAGCAAAGCGATTCTTTAGGACACGCACCACAGTCGTGTTTGCTTCCTTGAAGTCTTCTGCCTGCTGGTTACGTTCCAAGCCAATTACACAGTCCGATAGCTGTGCAATGGCAGCAGACCCCCTTAGTTCACTCAGGGACACCTGAGCACCCTCCTCGTGACCCTTGGAGCCTTGAGGGCGTCTAAGGTGAGATACTAGGAACATACCAATGTTTAGCTCCTGAACCAGTGTTCTGAGCTTGGTCATGATAGCATCAATAGCTCTTCTCTCGTCGCCAAAACCCTCTTGTGACGACACGATGATGCTGATATGGTCGAGAATGAACCATTTACAATCGTATGCTTTAGCCATGTATCGAATACGGCTAAACACACTATCATCATCAGCACTACCAAAGTGCTTCCAAAAGTAGAACCTTTCTGGGTTGATCTTTCTTAGCCAAGCTAAACGATCATCTTTGGTTACCCCTGGAAGATGTAGGGGTTGGTTTGCCATGATCGAAGCAATACCTAGACCAGTCCTCTTTGGTACTTCCTCAAGAGCAATCACAGCAATATTGTCCTGAGTGTTGGTGTAAAGATAATACTCCATCTCTCTCAAGATCTGAGATTTACCCATACCAGAACCTGAAGTGACAGTCACTAGTTCACTAAGGCGGAACCCATAGGTGAGATGATTTAGACCACTCCAAGGATAAAGAATACTATTATCTTCTTCTTCATTCTCTACCTCTTTAATAATCTCCTCAAAGGTTACAATACCATCTGGTTTGTGTGCCTTTGAATCCCACCAGCACTTCATAAACTCAGTAACATTACCGTCCTTGAGCAGGTCACAGGCATCCTTAGACCCGTCTGGGAGTTTCATGATCTTTAGCTTATGTGGACTAAAGAGATCCTTGATTGATTCAATAGCTGCCTTACCAGCATTGTCATTATCAAAGCACACAACAACAGAATCATAACCCTCAAGAAACTCTAGGTTATCTTGGATGTCTTTACGGGCACCTTGGCTACCTGTACGAATACTAACCACATCCCATTTGTTATTAAACATCTCAGACACAGCCAAAGCATCACACTCACCTTCAGTGATTGTAATAAATTTTCCAGAGCCTCTACATATCTGTTGACCAAAGAGACCTAAACCTTGAGATATACCTTTGCATGAGAATTGTTTTGATTGCACTACCCTTGTTTTGATAGCAGCAATATCGCCAGTATCAACTCTATAGTAAGGATAGTGGTGCTTTGCAATATTTCCAAATGAATCATATTCAACATGAACATTAAACCTTTCACAGGTGGCTTTGGATATTCTACGATCCTTGATGGAATCAATAACACCAACCAATTCTACTTGCATAGTAGTACCTATGTTATAACCATTATCTGACTTGCTTCTTACATAATAGTTACAATTAGTTGAAAAACAATAAGCACCCCCATCATCATAAATAGCTAAGTTATCTTTAGATCCACACTTAGGACAACTAGAGTGTCTTAAGAACATACTTAAATCTCATCTATGTTTATTAATACATATTTAGATTTACTATCTAGGTTATTAAATTTAATAAACCTACCTGGTTTCTTATAATCAAAATTAGAACAATGAAAGTATTCTGCATTCATCTTCCTAGATGACCAGAAAATTACATTGTCTCTGAGCACACCGTAGAGTGTAGTCTCACTGTCCATCGTAACACCCTCTAGGACCGCATAGGAAGCCCTAGGAGACGTTCTGAGGGGTAGGGTAGCACCTACCTACCGGGTACCCCTCTCTCAGAGCCTCCTAGAGCCTCTGGTTAGAACTCGCCTTCCGTCTCCTCTCGGGGAGCAGGATCTTCCAAAACAGTCACTTCATTGAAGTATGAAGCCGTTCCCCAGACAGGTGATGGGTTTTTAAGCGCAACATTCAATTTTACTTTAGTACCCCAACGGATTTCCTGATCCGCTTTTTCAACAAGAGTACCATTAAGTTTAAATGGGTATTGAGTTGTAAACTTACGTTGATGCTTGCCTTGGTAATCTTTAATTCTTACACCTTTTGATTCTAATTCAGCTTTAGTGGCATCATCCAAAACTAGGACAAGAGAATATTTACCTATGCTTTTACCATTAAATACCTCATGTTGAGATAGATTAGAAAAAGCAACTACACCTTCAACTACCATTTATTCATCCTCATCATTATAAGTAACAAATATGTTACCATTATCTTCAGTATAAGTATCTTCTAATACTTGATCTGAAATAGTGGCACACAATGAACACAGATCCAAAAAAGTATTAGTTATATTGCACTTTCTATTTAACTCATACTCCTCCAAGATAATATCACAAGCCTTGCATCTCATTATTCATCATCTTTATATTCTCCCCAACGATACTTAGTA